CTTGGTTCATTCTCCAATACAAATTTTCTAATGAATTTTGAATCACCGATCATCATTGACTCAACAAACGTTGCTATTTTAGATTTATCGGTTTCACCATCTATACTGACGATATGTTTATTTAATCTAGTTGTTATAGTCGGAGCGACTCTCTCAGATGGATATGATCTTACAATTCGTTCAATCTCCATCCTATCACCTAATGTTAACAATTTTATTTCAACTCTTTTTTTAGATACAGGTAATTCAATACTAAACAAACCATTTTCATTTGGTTGATGTACAGTTTTTTTATAATTTAACTCATCTAATAATATGGTTGAACTAAACACCTCATCTGTTTTTGGGTCAATGGACGATATTTTATATTCAGGTCCGAAAGCGGTATTTCTTAAAAATAATAAAATAGCTTCAACATCCCCATCCAACATTTCTTCAGGACGAAGGTCTTTTTCATATAATTTATTTCTTAATAATGGTAAAATGATTGATTCGGTAATATTTTTTCTACCGTCAAAATCTGAAATAATATTTTCATCAACTGCAGTTAAATAACCAACTTTAATTGATTTTTTCTTAGATTTGTAAAATACTCCTTGTGTTGGTAATTGTATTACGTCGTGAGGTAAATTAAAATCCATCTGACCTGCCGTATATATATCGTTCTCCATATTAATAATTTTTCTATAAAAATAAAAAAAGACCGTTACTAGTAAAGTATACGGTCTTTAGATATTGATAATTAATTATTTTATTAGTACACTAAGATACATCTATCCATTTGGATTCCACAAGTAATACCTGCAATATTGTCAGAGTTATATGCTAACGTACCCCCATCATAACTTGTAAGGAACGCCCCTTCTAAAATCCATTTCTCAACAACAACTCCTGTTGGATCCAACATTTCTAAGTCGACATTCTTTTTATAACCCGCAGCATAACCCATACGACCAGTAACAGATTCAGCACATAAACGAATCCATTCCATAACCGCTTGTGAAGCTGACGGTCCGATTGGATCTCTAAATTTAACGGAAAGAGCTTCCCACTTGAACCTACCAGCAACAAATGTAGACGTATTTAAAAATTCAATTTCCTTTGAATTGATTGTTAGTTTAGGTCTTGAGAATGACTCCACATACCACTCATTAATACCGAGTGATGATGGAAATCTCAAAATCCATCTGTTTTCCCTTTTCGGTTCGTAAGGGATCGGCATTTTCATTAACAAATCAGCCATATCTTAATTTTTTTGTTTTTGTTTTATTTTTTATTATAAATAGTTCGAAATAAAAAATTTTCTATTTACTTCAAATTTTTTTCGGGTTATACATTTACTAGGCCTAGTTAAATTAATATTTAGTTTTCTTTCCTCCTCCAGTATGATAAATATCTAATCCAGTTTCATCATCAAAATGTTTCTTCATTGCTTGAACATTTCTTATATCATCATCTGAAAAACCAACATAAGGAACAAAATAATTACTTATTTTATTTTTCATAAACGCCTTTTCTTGTAATTGTCTAGATAAATCGTTTACATATCTCATAAATTCTTTCATTGCCTTAACTTTAAGTTCTTCAGGATTCGCAGCGGAACCTTCACCAAAACTCACAGGGTGATACTTATTCATATCTAAATACGCCCTTACTAGTTCGTCATCGGATAATACCTCTTCGTCAGCAAGTTCTCTATATTTTTTTAAGTTTTTAACTAATTCTTTTTCACTAATACCGTGCTTGTTTTTCTTAATTAAATTATAAACCGCATTTTTAAGGACTGAAGGTGTGTGACCCCTTGCTGTAATAATAGAAAAAACAGATCCGTTATTAACCGCCTCAACAAAATCTCCCCACGCAGGACCTGTAGGTGCTTTCATAGCGTCTTTTAGGAACGCTTGATCACCAGGTACTCTGAAGTCCCTAAATGCGTCGTCATCAAACGAAACAATAGTATGGCCCTCATATTCGAATGGTTCTTTACCTATTTCTGTCCTATATTCCGCAAAATCTTCTGTGGACATACCAACAGTTTTTCCTTTATCATCTTTAAGATAAATCTTTGTTGGCATATACATAAGATTGTCATCCCAGTCGAAAGCGTAGTATTTCATAGTGGGTTTCATTTGATCGTGAATGATCTCTGAAATAATTTCTCGTACAACTTTTTTATAATTCATATTAATAAATATCACGATAAATAAAAAAAGGGAACCTTTCGATTCCCTTCCTTTTGTAATATAAACCAACTTATATATTCTCAAACGATGCTCCTGTTGGAGTAATGTAGAATGTGATGTCGATAAATTCGAGTGATCTTGTAGGTTTGATATAAATCTTACCTGTCAACTGGTTTCTATCGATATCTTCAGGGTCATTAGAAACTGTTACTCGGAAGTCGAATAAACCACGATCTCTTCTGATAGCATCTAAAATTGGATTAACCGCGTTTAAGAAATCTTGTCTAACTTGTGCGTCGTTTTGTTCGAACAATAATCTTACAGATACTGCTGAAATTAATTTACGAGCTTGTAATAACAGTCTTCTTACGTTAATTCTGTCAAGAGCAGATTCTCTAACTTGAAGGGTTTTGTTACCCCAAATTACTGTACCAACATCGGAGAAGGTTGCAATTGGGTTAATTCTACCCACATAAAGAATGTCTCTATCTTCTTGAGTTAACTTCTTACGAGCTTTAATACAGTTAACGATACCACGAGTGTAACCCGCCGCAGCGAACCAAGGGAATGCGATGTTATCTGTCAACGCTAAGTTTCTTGTTACCTCAGCTGTCGGTGGGATGTAGATTTGTGTATTATTAACACTATCTCTTGTTAATACCCACGGATAGTAAGTTGCGGTGTAGTTAGAATCAATTCCTGTATTTTCTAAGTTATCGACCGCTTCAGTTGGGTAAATGAAGGCATCTATACCTGTTGTTGTTGGTAAGTATAAATCGTAATCAGGTGTTGTACACACATAAAGTGAATCCGCTCTATCAAACTCAATCATACTAATAGCAGCCTCTACTAAGTTACTATTATTAACGTAATCAATACCTGGAGTAACAAATACATTGATGTTAGTTGCTTCAGGATTCGCAAATGTTTGTTGACCTAATAAGTATGCGTAATAGTCAGTATTTGCAAAATCTTGAGTTCCATCACCTAAAGATATTTGTTTAAACGCTCCCCATCCTGTTGCTTGAGGGTATCTTGTTGAAGGACACGCTCCTCTTAAGAATCCATTTCTTCCGATTTGGTACTCGTCTGTATTAGTTCTCCATTCTCTATAGATATCCCAACCATCAAAACCACCTTGTACTAATAATGAGAATTTACGCGAGTATATTCTGTAGTAAGGACTTGCTTCACTTGTTGGGTCAGAAGTAAATGTTGTATCACCAACGTAATATGCTGGAGTTCCACTTGTAGTAAATGCGTTTGATATTGTAATACCACTTGCGTTTTTATCCATATGGAAACCTTTTGTTAATGTTATCCATTCAGCAGCATCACTATCAATACAAATATTTAATGGTCTTTGTTTTCCTTTATATTGGAAGAAATCAACATCATACCCTGCTCCGTTTCCTGTTGAAATACCTAAGTAAGTTCTACGAACATTATCACCCGGACTTAACGTAGCATCATTACCACCTGAACTTAATCCAAATGGGGGGTCAAATACCACTTCACCTGGGTAATCATATTTAGTTTTATATATTGGGAATGGTGCTCTTGATGAACCATATTGTCTGAATTTAAACCCTTGGAATCCACAAGGTAACGTATCAATAGGTGAGTCTTCATTCATCTCAACCATAATATATTTTGAATTTAACTCATACTCACCATCAGTTGTACCTATTTTCTTAGCGACAAATGAATTATCGTTAGGGTTCATAGTACAATTTGTGAATTTCTCAATAACTACCGGATTATTATCTGTGTCATAGAAATCTCTAACTAATATATCAAAAGTTAAATTACCAAAAGACATATTTGCTATTGATATCTTAACTTCGGTATTTGCCGCATTACCATCAGATATAGTTGCAAATCTAAAT